ATTAAGAGCAAAACTTTAAGCTTAAAAAAGGTCAAACTGAATGTTTAATGAAAGAGAGTGTTCTTGCATGTAATCATAGAGAGTGATGGAGTCGGGGGGAATAACATCAGGTTGGTTGACGAAGTGTGCGAGATCCCATTTGGGTTGGTAGGATAACGGGCCTTTCCAATGTTGGAGGGCGCGGAAAACGGTTCTGAGAGAAGGGAATTCGTTCAGATTAACCATTTGTTGGACTTCTGAGTCAACGCGGAGGTAGCCAGGCAGGTGAGACTGGATCCAGGCGATGTTAGTCGAGTCGACATGAACTGATTCATCAAGGTACTCATAGTATACGTCGCGACAAAAGTCGTGAAATGTACTGTCTTGAGCACAGGATGCCCAAGCCATTCCGACAGCGCGAGCTGACATGAATTGAGGCTTGAATTCGCGTTCTGGGTAAACCAGGTGAGCGACGAGTTCAGGGATAGGTCGAGTGGGTTTGCCGAAGTTGCATGTGTAGGAAAGAGTTTGGATTTTGTTTCGCATAACTGTAACTAGTGATTTCTGTTTTGACATTACCATATTGTAACGAGAGAGAGAGTATCGTTCGAGGAATGAAATGAAGGTTTCGAGCCGTGAGATAGGCCAGAGTGTGAAGCCGGAATTGTCATCGCCCATAATAAATAGGAGGATGGCGTCAATTTCTGAGTCGGAGGCACCAAATTCGATGAGAGCATCGATGAGGATGAAGAGGTTGCCAAACGAGTCGAGGAACTGCGTGTTGAGGAGGCCGGACGGGACACCAGCATACTTGCGTATGTAGGAGAAACCATCTGCAGTGATGAACACCATGTTGAAGTACCATGTCGCGAGAAAGGACAGGATGTTTGAGATTCGGGTGTACATTTTATCTGTAGAGAGATCGGGGTATGACGGATAGTCATATGTGGGGGCATAACCGTGATTGATAACTATGAGGCGCGGGAGGAACTCAGTAAAGAATAGCAAGACGATGCACCAGGGAAGGCGTTGGTCGAAGCCGGACCAGTCGATCGTGAAGAAGGACTTGTAGCTTTGGGCTATTTTGTCGAGTTGTGCGTTAGCACCGCGTATTGTTTCGTAGCCATACATGATACAACAGTCAATTTTACGTGCGATTGTGTGAGCTGGGAAGGTGATCATCGATTCGAGTGTGAGAAAGAGGTCATCGACTGCATAGACGGGACGTTGTTTGAGATTGCCGAGTATTTTTGAAATATGGTTGCGGGTGAATAGCATAGTTGGACGTTGAAGGAAGAATTCGCGGAGTGAGGAGCGTAAATCGTTGGGTCGTGAGCGGAAAGGGTTTCCGTGGTCTTTGATCCAGTGGACGAGTGAGCGTGCGGATTCGAGGAAAGCATTGATGTAGTAGCCTTTCGAGGAACGTTTGTTTTCGTATTCGCGTGGGTGCGAGTAGAGAGCGTGGATGTTCGTTTCGTGGGAGCGACGGTTGTGGTAGCCGGTGCCGGTGGAAAGGGGACGTTTGTCATATTGAGTATCAACGAAATGAAGGGGAAGGTAAGGCGTGATGGCCATTTTCTTCAGGACGTGTTTCATGACATGTTGGATGCGTGAGGGTTCAACGGGTTGTGACGAATGTTGAGGTTTAAAGAAATCGTTTACTGTAGCATCAGTAGTACCGAGAGGTCGGGTGTAAGTGCGTAGGTGCGTCATGTATTGTGGATACTTTTGACGGATTAGAGTAACGAGGCGAGGTTGAGCTGGATAGCCTGATTCGGGAACAGATTCGGTTGCGGAGACGACGTTCATTTTCTTGTAGACGTAGGGGAGCTGGTCAATACCGGAAGGGGGGATGCGATTGTCTGGGGTGAGCGTGAGATCATACGGGAGGTAGAATTCAGCGGGGAAGGATGACAGGCGGTCTTTATCTTCGAGGATGTGTTTGATGTGCTGGAACTGGTCTTCATAGGATGATTGTGTTTCATCGGTCGAGAAGGTGTAGTGGATTGAATCATAGATGCGTTTAACATCGGAGGAGGCGTGAGCTAAGAGAGACTCTTGTTGATCTTCATCGTTTTTAGCGAAGATTTTATGATCGAGGAGCAGGTGAGTGAGTTTCTCATGGAAGTAGTCGCGTACTTTAGATAACATTGTGGAGAGAAGTGGTTGCTTGCTTGGAGCGAAACTGAATTTTCGAGATGCCGTGGGGCGTTCTA